ACTTGGTATCCGCTGTGGTAAGGTCCGATCGGTGTGTTGTCGGTGCTTGGGAGGGTGGTTTCGAATTCAATTCCGAAGGCGATATCGTTTGCGTTCATCGTTCTGTTCCTTTGTGGTTCGAGGTGTGTCGGCGCCAGCGTTTTCGGCGTCGCGATGACACACATGAGCCATGCGTTTCGAGGAACATCCAGCCGATTCTCGCATGTTTTTCCAGTAATTGTGCATGTTTCCAGAGAGGCCACCGGTGCCCCAACATTACGCCACCGGCGCGTCCAAACATGCTCCGCATAACGAGGCGAACATGCGATCAAAACGCGACAGTGCGCAAACGGTGGCCCCACGTTTCGAGATGCCAAACCATGGAGGAATACGATGAGTGAAGGAAACAACCAGGTCGATCCGACAAGGCTTTCGGTAGAGCAAGCGGCGAAACTACTTTCAGCCGCTTACCGAGAACGCATCGATCCGGAGAAGATCCGACTAGACCTACAAAACGGTGCGCCGGTGAACGTTGATGGAACAATCAACCTCGTGCACTACAGCGCATGGCAAGCAAAGGAGATGGGACGTGGCGAGTGATCCAAGGAAACTAAAACCAAGCGAGCTATGCCGACTGCTCAACTCGACGCCACTGGGCGAGGTGATCAGCGAACGACAACTCTATCGGCATCGTCAACGCGCCGGCGCACGCATCGGCGACAACAAGACCGTTGACTTGCTTCGCTATTGTGCATGGATGCATGTCGAACGACATACGCCTCGTGCGACAAACGGTGTCGATCCATACGATGCGATGAAACAGAGAGCGCGTGCACGTAACGCAGCACTTGCGCTTGCCGGACGCGACATTGGTGAACTACCTGAGGTTGATAATCCAGATCGCAAAGATCGCGCGTCGCGTGACTTCCGATACTTTTGCGAGACCTACTTTCCGCTCACGTTTCATCTCGCCTGGTCGCCGGACCATATCAAGGTAATCAATAAAATTGAGCAAGCGGTTGTACACGGAGGGTTGTTCGCACTCGCGATGGCTCGAGGTAGCGGGAAAAGCTCGATTGCTGAAGTCGCTTGTATCTGGGCCGTACTTTATGGGCATCGCAACTTCGTATGTTTGATCGGCAGCGATGAAGGGCATGCGTGTGATATGCTCGATTCGATCAAAACCGAACTCGACAGCAACGAGCTGCTCCTAGCCGACTTCCCAGAGGTTTGCTTTCCGATCCAAGCCCTCGATGGAATCTCGAATCGCGCCAATGGTCAGCTCTACAAAGGCAAACGCACGCAGATCGGATGGACCGCAAAAGAAGTCGTACTGCCAACAATCGAGGGTAGCAGCGCCAGCGGAGCGATCATAAAGGTCGCCGGCCTCACCGGTCGCATCCGAGGCATGAAGTTTAAACGTCCCGATGGCAGAACAGTACGTCCAAGTCTCGTGGTACTCGATGACCCGCAAACGGATGAGAGTGCTCGTTCGCTTTCGCAGTGCGCGAATCGCGAAAGCATACTCGCGGGCGCAGTGCTTGGTTTAGCTGGTCCTGGCAAGAAGATCTCTGGCATCATGCCCTGCACTGTGATTCACCCGGGTGATATGGCCGATAACATCCTCGATCGCAACCGCCATCCGGAGTGGAATGGCGAGCGCACCAAAATGGTCTACGCATTCCCCAAGAATGAAGCTCTATGGGAACGCTATGCCGAGATCCGCGCCGAAGGGATGCGTGGCGGTGATGGAGGAGAAGCGGCCACCGAGTTCTATCGTCAGAACCAAGCTGCGATGGATGATGGGGCTGTCGTCGCTTGGCAGGAGCGGTTTAACTACGACGAACTCTCGGCGATTCAGCACGCGATGAATCTCAAGCTGCAAGACGAAGCAGCGTTCTTCGCCGAATACCAGAACCAACCTTTGCCAGCGGAGACTGTTGTCGATGGGATGCTCAAGCCCGAAGAGGTGTCGAATAAGATCAACCGCATGGATCGCGGCCTGGTCTCCATCGGCGCGAATCATCTCACTGCATTCATCGACGTCCAGCAGAAGTTGCTCTTCTATGTGGTCGCAGCATGGGAGGACGATTTCACCGGATATGTGATTGACTACGGTTGTTTCCCCGACCAGGTGCGTCCGTATTTCACGCTGCGCGAGGCTCGCCAGACGCTGAGCTCCGAAGCGACGGGAACCGGACTCGAGGGATCGATCTACGCCGGCCTCGAATCGCTAACTTCAAAACTGCTCGATCGCGAGTGGCAACGAGACGATGGGGCTGCAATGCGAATCGGTCGCTGTTTGATCGACGCCAACTGGGGACAATCGACGGATGTGGTCTACCAATTCTGCCGGCAGTCCAAGCACGCCGCTGTGATCATTCCCAGCCACGGTCGGTTCGTCGGCGCATCGAGTTTGCCATTCAGCGAGTATCGTCGCCGGCCAGGTGATCGCGTAGGGCTCAACTGGCGTATCCCCAACGTCCATGGCAAACGAGCCATACGACATGTGGTCTACGATACCAACTGGTGGAAGTCTTTTATCAATGCTCGCCTGCGTGTGAACATGGGCGATCGCGGTTGCCTCTCGCTCTTTGGCACAAACGCAGAAACGCATCGTATGTTCGCCGAGCATTTGACCTCAGAGTACTTCATCAAGACCGAGGCCCGCGGTCGGAGCGTTGATGAATGGAAGCAGCGACCGGAGCAACCGGACAACCACTGGTTCGACTGCCTTGTGGGTTCCGCAGTTGCGGCATCGATGCAAGGAGCAATTTTATTTGGAATTGATTCAACACGCGAAATAGCCCCAAAACGCTTGAGTTTTAAGGACATCCAGCAGAACCGACGCAAATAATTTTGGGACGTCGTTCGGACAAATTGCATAGTTAGTACTGGAAGAGGCAATCGAGTTTCTTTTTCACTCGAAGAGGGTTTCCAGATGTCAGATAACTTGCAAGAAACGATTCGCGAGAGTGCGAAAGCACCTGCAAAGGCATCGGGAGATGCTGGTAGTGTCGAGCAGCATAAGCTGACCGAGCAGATCGCTGCTGACAAGTATCTGTCGTCCAAGGCAGCCGCCTCTAAGCCGAAGCGTGGCCTTCGATTTAACAAGCTCGTGCCACCGGGTGCGGACTAATCGGTTCGCAACTGATTGAGCTTGTTTCTATAGACAGGGGTGTCGGGTTTTACAACAGGGATGGATACACGGATGTTCAAGTTGTTGTCAGGGATTCTGAGCAAGGGAAGCGGTCGCAATGATCGATCGCTTGTCCGTGGACGCTCGGCCCGACACCCCTTTTCGCTGGCGAGATTGCTGGGGCGCTACGACGCTGCGACCACCACGATAGACAACGTTCGCCACTGGGCGGTCGCTGACGGACTATCGGCCAGCGCGGCCAATAGCCCCGAAGTGCGTCGTACGCTACGCAATCGTTCGCGATACGAGATCGCTAACAATTCTTATGCTCGCGGTATCTCGCTTACTCTGGCCAACGACTGTGTTGGTACCGGTCCTCGACTGCAGATGCTGACTACGGATGCGTTTGCCAACCGTTTTGTGGAGCAAGAATTCTATGCTTGGACTGATGCAACTGGCCTAGCAGAGAAGCTACGCACGATGCGGATTGCTCGCGTTTCAGATGGTGAAACTTTTGGTTTGCTGACCAGTAACCCAAGAGTCGACTCTCCAGTTCAACTCGATTTGAAGCTAGTCGAAGCCGAACAAGTCACCTCGCCCATCTTGGCACTCGACAGCTATCGCTACCTCGATGGCATCCGATTCGATGAGCATGGAAATCCAATCTCATACGATGTGCTCCGAGAACATCCAGGCGATGACACATTCTCGCTGACTGAGAACTACGACACCATCGATGCCAGTTCGATTCTTCACTACTTCCGCAGCGATCGGCCTGGGCAGATCCGTGGTATTCCCGACATCACGCCCGCGCTGCCACTGTTTGCACAACTACGACGATTCACACTTACCGTTTTAGCCGCTGCCGAAACGGCCGCTGACTTCGCTGGGATTCTCTACACCGATGCGCCAGCAGGTGGCGAAGCTGACGCTGCGGAGCCGTTCGAGCCAATCGAACTGGAGAAGCGATCTCTGCTAACTATGCCTGGCGGTTGGAAGATGGCTCAGATGCACGCTGAGCAACCAGCCACGACATACGCTGAGTTCAAACGCGAGATTCTCAACGAAATCGCACGTTGTTTGAACATGCCGTTCAATGTCGCTGCCGGCAATTCATCCGGCTACAACTATGCCTCTGGGCGACTCGATCATCAAACCTACTTCAAGTCGATCCGTGTCGAGCAGTCTCAAATGGCTCGCACCGTTCTGGATCGCATTCTGTATGCATGGCTGCGTGAAGCGATTCTCATCGAAGGCTATCTGCCTAATTCGCTTCGCACACTCGACTCATCGTTCGAGCATCAATGGTTTTGGGACGGACATGAGCATGTCGACCCAGCCAAAGAAGCCAATGCCCAGAAAATCCGCCTCGCCAATCATACGACAACTCTGGCCCATGAATACGCGCGGCAG